TTAGGGAGCAGGACATATTGATACTTTAAAATTAGTATGTAAAACTTCTTTAAAAGCAAATTAGCTTATTGATTTAGGTGATGTTGAAGGATTTCAAAAAATGCAGAAAGCCTATGACTCGCTTATGAAAGCGGGTAAGTTTACTGCGGCCCAAAATAAAGCTGAATCTGGAGAATATGTTGATTCTATTGGAGAACTTATAGATTTATGTGAAAGACAAGGTTATGTTGAAAGATATTATATAGAATCGCCAAAAGATAAAGTTGATTTAACAATTGCCGATATGCAACGCTATACCAAAACTTTAATCGAAGAAGAAACAAACTTGCCGATTATGGTAGAAAAAGCCTTACGCGAAATTGAAAAAGAAGATAAAGAATCTGCTGAAAATACTGAAGATGCTATTGTAGATGACGCAGAATTGTCTCTTGAAGATATTGAAAAAAGTCTTACTTATGAAGATTATACTGATTTCAATGATTTTATAGATGAAGAGGCTGCGGCAGATGCTAAATATCTTGAGGAGTTGGAATATTAATGGCTTTACAAGATTTATTAAACTTATCAAATTAGCGTAAAAAAATTGGTATTTCCCAAGAGCGTGTAGAGGCTGTATTACCTATAATTAGATAGTATGTTGCCTTTTGGCGAGAGTATCCAGATATTTTTATTGACTTTTTAGTTCGTGGAAATAGAACTGAACCAAAAGAAGGCGAATTTTAGTTTTATTTTTATCAAAGAGTTTTTCTTCGTTGCGTAATGCGATATCAATATGTGTATGCGGTTTTCCCCCGTGCTTATTCTAAATCATTTTTATCAGTAATGGCTTTAATGATTAGATGTATTCTTTATCCTGGGGCGCATTTATTTGTTACTTCCGGCGGTAAAGAACAAGGTGCGAGTATCTTACATGATAAAGTTTAGGAACTTTGCGCTTTAATTCCTAATTTAAAAAGAGAAATAGACTGGAATAGAGGTAAAACTTTAGAAGGTAAAGATAGAGTTAGATATGTATTTAAAAATGGTTCTGTATTAGATAACCTTGCGGCAAGAGAAAGTACTCGTGGTCAGCGTAGACATGGAGGACTTATGGAAGAATGTGTTGGTATTGATGATGCTACACTACGAGAAGTAATTATTCCTGTAATGGCGATTTCTAGAAGAGCTAAAGACGGTACAGTTAATGAGCTTGAGCCTTTAAATAAATCGCAAATCTATATTACTACTGCTGGATATAAAGGTACATATCCTTATGACCGTTTAATAGGTTTCTTGGTTCGTATGGTAACTTAGCCCGATCGATGTATTGTTTTAGGAGGAACTTGGCGAACACCTGTTGGCGTTGGACTTCAGAGTAAAACTTTTATTACCGACCAAAAAAATGAAGGTACTTATAATGAGGCTTCATTTGAACGAGAATATGAGTCCAAATGGTCAGGAACCGTAGAAGATGCTTTCTTCAATGGTGAGCATTTTGATAGAAATAGAAAGTTGTTATAGCCGGAATATGAATATTCAGGAAGAACTGGTTCTGGCGCTTATTATATTTTATCTGTCGATGTAGGTAGAAAAGGCTGCGATACTGTAGTTTGTGTATTTAAAGTTAATCCATAGGCTTAGGGACCGGCAATAAAATCCTTAGTAAATATAATTCCTATGACAAATGAACATTTTGAAGATTAGGCTATTGAATTGAAAAAATTATATTATAAATATAAAGCTAGAACTATTGTAATTGATGGTAATGGTATAGGTGGCGGCTTAATAGATTATATGGTTAAATCTCAAGATGTAGATGGTGAATTTTTCCCAGATTTTGGAATTGAAAATGATGAAAAAGGCGAATATAAAAAATTCCGTACTAATAATACCGAATATGATGCTATTTATATTATGATAGCTAATGCGCCAATTAATACCGAATGTCACGCTACAGCTTAGGCGCAATTACAAACGGGTAAAGTAAAATTCCTTATTAGTGAACGTATAGCAAAAGAAAAACTTTTAAGTACTCAAAAAGGTTAGAAAATGAAGCCTGAAGAAAGGACAGAATACTTAAAACCATTTACTTATACTTCCATATTAAAAGAAGAAATGATGAACCTTCGTGAAGAAAATGAAGGGATTAATATTATTTTAAAACAAGTTAATAAAACTATTAAAAAAGATAAATTTTCTGCTTTTGAATATGGATTATATTATATTAAGTAGATAGAAGATTCTAAGAAAAAGCGCAAAAAATTTAATGCTAAAGATTGGTGCTTTATAAATTAAGGAGGTGAAATAATGCGCGCGTCCAGAGCGGAAATAAAAATAGAAGAAATATTAAAAGAAGCGGGTCTTAATTTTAGAATGGAATATATTTTTCCAGATTTAAAAAGCCCAAACGGCAGACCTTTAAGATTTGATTTTGTAGTTTTTGATGATGATGGATATATTGATTTTATAATAGAATATTAGGGCAAACAGCATTATGAACCTAGTCAAAAATTTGGCGGAAAAAAAGGATTATATCAATAGTAGTATAATGATAATTAGAAAAGAAGATTTTGCGCTTTACATGAGTTCAAATTGATTGAAATCCCATATACCGAAGAGAGTCTTATTTCTTATGATTATATAATGAGAAAAGCAGGGTATTAAGGAGGTGCGATTTTGAACGTTGAAGAAAAGCAAACGCGAAGCCAGCAGGAAATTCATAATAAGGGCTTTAATATGAGTAATAGTAGAATATTTGGGTTACAAAATAATCAAAATATTGAGGCTTTAACTGAATATGGAAGAAAGATTAAAGTTGGTGTAAAAAATCTTGAAGATGCTACTTTAGATTTAGGCTCTTATTAGAATGATATGCCGGCCCATTTGCGTATTAGTAAAGGTAGAATATATAAAGCGCTTGCCGAAAATGATGTTAATGAATTAAGATTAATTTCTAAACATTTTTATAATGTTAGTGGTATTTATTCTAGAGTATGTAATTATTTTGCTTTTTTATACAGATATGATTGGTATGTTGCTCCTGAGATTTTTGATGATACAGTAAAAGAAGAAAAAGTTTTAAAAGATTTTTCTAAAATTTTAACTTATTTAGATAATTCGTACTTAAAGAAATTGTGTGGCGAAATTGCCTTGACTGTTATTAAAGAAGGATGTTATTATGGATATTTAGTTCCTTCAAATGATAGCATTGTAATTTAGCAATTGCCAGTAGAATATTGCCGTTCAAGATATTTTATTGGTCAAAATCCTGCCGTAGAATTTAATATGAGATTTTTTGACACTTTCAAAGATATTAATTATCGTATGAAAATATTAAAATTATTTCCAGAAGAGTTCTAGAAAGGATATGTTTTATATAAATAGGGAAAATTACTTGCCGAAACGCCAGGGGATAGAATGAACGGATGGTATCTTTTGGATCCGGACAATACCATAAAATTTAATTTTAATGGTAGTGATATTCCAATTTTTGTTAATTCTATTCCTTCAATTTTGGATTTAGATGCAGCTCAAGATTTGGATAGAAGAAAACAAATGTAGAAGCTTTTAAAAATCATAGTTCAAAAATTGCCTTTAGATAAAAATGGCGATTTAATTTTTGACGTTGATGAAGCAAGAGATATTCATAATAATGCCGTAGAAATGTTAGCACATACTATTGGTACAGATGTTTTAACTACTTTTACTGAAGTAGAAGCAATTAATTTATCAGATAAAAATACTACTGCTTCGCAAGATGATTTAGAAAAAGTAGAAAGAACAGTTTATAATAATTTAGGTATTTCTAGAAACTTATTTAATACTGATGGTAATTTATCTTTGGAAAAATCTATTCTTAATGATGAATCTACTGTAAGAAATCTTTTACTGCAATTTAATATTTTATTAGACAGAGTAGTTAAAAAGAAAAATGTTAATTCTAAAAAATATAATTTTAAAATCTATTTTTTAGAAACTACTCAGTATAATTATTAGGCATTATCTAAATTGTATAAAGAATAGACACAATTGGGATATTCAAAAATGTTGCCACAAATAGCCCTTGGGCATTCGTAGAGTTCTATTTTAAATACAGCTCATTTTGAAAATGAAGTTTTACATTTGAGTGAAATTATGATTCCACCACTTATGAGTTCTACTTTAAATGGTGAAGATATTTTGGGTAAAAAAGATTCAAATAATACTTCAAAAAATCAAAATAATTCAGGGAGTTAGAAAACTACTACTGAACAAAAAACGGCAGGACGACCTGAAAAAGCGGATGATTAGAAAAGTGAAAAAACTATTTAGAATAAAGAATCTATGAGTTAAGGGGAAAAGTAAATGAAACATACAAGTGTAAAATTAAATTCACCATGTGAATTTCTTAATATAACTCCTGTAAATCCTTTAATTTCTAAATGCCAAATTAAAGTATGCTACGTTGGTGATAAACCAAATAGAAATCATAGTGTTATTACTAAAGAGGTAGCAATTCAAATGGCGAATAGCTTGCCGGGTTGCCCTATTGTTGGCTTTTATAATGACGCTTCTGGAGATTTTGAAGAACATAATCGTTCTATTGATATTTCTAATGGCGAATTTAGAATTAAAGATACAACAGTTCCTTATGGTTTTGTTGATATGAATGCTAAAGTTTGGTTTTAGAAATTTTTGGATGATGGGATAAATGAACGAGAATATCTTATGACTGAAGGATATATTTGGACAGGACAGTATCCAGAAGCCGAAAGAATTTTCGAAGATAATGGAAATAATCATTCCATGGAATTAGATCAAAAAACTTTAAATGCAACATGGACAAAAGATGAAAATGGTAAGCCGCAATTCTTTATTATAAATGAGGCTATTTTTTCCAAGCTTTGCATTTTAGGTGAAGAGTTTGAACCTTGTTTTGAAGGATCAACTATTACTAAAGTACAATTTTCCTTTGAAGATAATTTTTAGACAAAATTATTTTCTATGATGGATGAATTAAAAGAATTAATTAAAGAAGGAGGGGCAAAATAGGTGTTTACTAAATATGCCGTAGAAATTGGCGATTCTTTATGGAATGCTTTGTATAGTTATATGGTTAAAAATTATCCAGATACAGAAGCTATTACAGCTTATCGCATTGAAGCAGTTCTTGAAGAAGAAGGGCAGGCATTTGCCGTTTTACAAAGTCGTTCTAGTGAAAAATATTATCGTTTAAATTTCTCTCTTACTGAAGAAGCTGAGTTTATTCCTTCTGATACTTTAATTGAAATAACTAGCTCTTATGTAGCCGCTGAAGAACCTCAATTTAGTTTAGAAGCTTTACAAGAATTTGAAGCTAATTATTCTGAAGAAAAAGTTGAAGAAAATAAAGAACCAGAGGACAAAAATGATGAAAACACTATTGAAGAAAATGAAGAAAATAAAGAAGGTAGTGAAAAAACTTTATGTCCTAAATGCGGAAAAGAACTCGAAAATTGTGAATGTAATAAATATAATTTAGACGAAGTTGTAGAATACACCGAACTTAAAGGGCAATATGATGAATTACAAACTAAATTTAGTGCTCTTGAAGTTGAATATAATACTTTAAAAGAACAAATGACTTCTTTAGTAGAATTTAAAAAATCTGCTGAAAAGAAAGAAAAAGAAGATATGATAGCTCAATTTTATATGTTATCTGATGAAGATAAAGCTGATGTAATTGCTAACATTGACACTTATTCAGTTGATGATATTGAAGCTAAATTATCTATCATTTGTGTTCGTAATAAAGTTAGTTTCAGCCTTGAAGAAGAAAAAGGTAAAGAAACACAACCAACAGTTTATAATTTAAATGATAAAGATGATGATGACGCTCTTACTCCAGCATGGGTTAAAGCAGTTATCGCTACTTCTGAAAAAAGAAAATAATTAAGGAGGATTTTATATAATGGCAGAACTTACAGGTCGTTATGGTGGTTATCATGAAGATTTTTTGAAACCACATATCAAATCTCAAGCTAAATATGTTGAATTTGGTTACGGTCAGGTTGAACCTAACCATTTATCTGCTCAGAGAACTGCTCAGGTATATGCGCAGTTACCTGCTAATAAAGATATTAAAGTGTTAGAACAGGGTCAGTTTGTAAAATATGACTATGCAGCTAATGAAAATGGAATTGGTGAAGTTAATTTCACAGGTGCAGGCGAATGGATGCTTGTTTATAATGAAATTAAACTTTATCGTGAAGAACAGTGGGATTGCGAATTTGCTTTAAGAGCAGATGATTTCCATGCTCGTTTCTATACCCCATATGATTGGGAAAATACAGAAAACGAAAAATTATATCGTTCTAAATGGTTAAATGGTGTAGATGCTGAAGGTAGAGATGGTATTGAATTAAATGGTGTTAAATACAAATATGACGATGTTACAGCTGATACACCTGACTATTATGAAAAAGACTGGACTAACGATCCATGGTTAAAAATGAATCCTAAATATTATGAAAAACGTATGGGTGCTAATACATCTTCTATGGTACCTCGCGTTTTCAAAACAAATGTAGGTGACATTTTTACAACAAATACTATTAACGAAGAAACTCTTGCTATTGGTGATATTTTAGCCCCAGGTCAAGAAGATGGTATTCTTTGCAAATCTGGCGATCTTGAAGCAATGAAATGGCAAGTAGTAAAACTTTACACAATGCCTGATGGACAAAAAGGCGTTAAAGTAATGCGTATTGCGTAAGAAGGGAGAGAAAAGTATAATGTCTTTAGATAGAAATAATTTATTAAGCTTAATGAAAACTGTTGCTAAAGCAGATGCTTCTGCTCCTGTTGCTTACAGCTGGGGTGATAAACAGTTAAGCTATGAGGCTTTAAACGAAACACTTCGTAGTGAATTAAATGAATTGGCCGGCACATATCAGGCTTATCGTGAAAATAAAAACTTAATCTTTAGTTTAATTGAAGAAACTCTTGATGAAGTTCTTCCTAAAAAAGTAATTGAACAGTATGACCAGTTTGCTGAAGTTCGTACTTTCGCTCAAGGTGATAAACCAATTTTCCGTAGAAAATTAAATACACGTTCTCGTGCTAAACAGTTCGTAACTCGTGTTGGTTTAGCTGGTATTTATGAAGTATTCAAACTTGGTCCATCTGAAAGCGAATCCTTTGAAGTTCGTACATCTGCTATCGGCGGAGCGGCTCAAATTGGATTTGAAGAATTCTTAGATGGTCGTGTTGACTTCGCAGAAGTTACAAAAATCATCATGGATGGTATGGATGAATTAATCTATAAAGAAGTAGCAGCTGCTTTAAAAGCTTCTATTAATCAGTTACCACCTGCTAACCGTGTAGCAGTAGCTGGTTTTGATGAACAGGCTATGGATAACTTAATTAATATCGCTGCGGCTTATGGTACACCTACCATTTATTGTACTTATGAATTTGCAGTTCGTATGATTCCACAGGAAGCTTGGAGATATACCGAAGCTATGAAAACTGAACTTTGGAATACAGGACGTCTTGCTAACTATAAAGGTACAAAAGTTATTATTCTTGAACAAGGTTTTGAAGACGAAACTAATAGCCGTAAAGTAATTGATCCAGGTTATGCTTGGGTAATTCCTACAGGCGCTGATGGAAAACCAGTTAAAATTGCTTTCGAAGGTGGAACAATTGTTGACGAATTTAATAACCCAGGTGACCGTTCTCGTGAAATCCAAGTATACAAAAAAGTTGGCGTAGTAGCTATGCTTGCTAATAACATTTGTGCTTATGTAGATACAAGCTTATTAGGCCAGATGGATACATGGTTCCATGATGGAGTAACTGGTAAAGTAATTACTTACGATGGCCGTTTAACCGGTATGGTAGGTAAATAATCCTCATAAGATTAATATATTAAAATAAAAGGGGAGAGGGAAAAATCTCCCTCTCTCCCTATTTTTTTTGGAGATAAAGGAGAAAACACTATTATGAATGAAAAAGAAATGAGAAACAAAAAATATAATGTTAAAAATAGAAGCGCTAGTAATGTAATATATAAGATTCCTGAAACAGGCGTTCGTCGTTCTTGGAGTCCAGGGGAAGTAAAACGTATTCCTTTTGGGGAATTAGAACAATTATCTTTCCAGCCGGGTGGCAGAGAATTATTATATAACTTTTTACAAGTTGAAGAAGAACAAGTTACTGAAGATTTAGGCGTTGGACGCGTACCAGAATATGATATGTCCGAACAGCAAATTGCCGATTTAATTGTAAGTGGCTCTTATGACGCTTTCTTAGATGCGCTTGATTATGCTCCAATTGGAGTTTTAGATTTAATTAAAAAGTATTCTGTTTCTATTCCTATTACAGATCCAGCTAAACGTCAAGCCTTAAAAGATAAAACAGGTTTTGATGTTGATAAAGCTATTGAAAATGAAAAAGCCGATAAAGCTGTAGAATCTAATGGGGCAGAAAATGGTAAAGTTGCCGCAGCCGCTCCGACCGGTCGCCGCACTACACCTAACTATAAAGTAGTAACTCCTCAGTAATAGGATAATTCAAGAAAGGAGGTTGCTAATTTGGAAGGAACTAAATTCGCAACTGTATATAATCGCTTTCTTGGAAAAATTACCGATGATATGTATCTTGAATTAACTCCGGAAGATACCATTAGAGATTTGCAAAATCTATTAATTGATGCTATTCCTGGATTTGAATTTCCTAGAGTTGATTTAACCGATTATAATCTTTCTATAGTAGAAATATATGAAGATACTTTAGAAGAAGATGATTTCATTTTAGGTGTTGTTTGGAATGATTCTTTAACCGAAGAAGATGAAGTTCCAAAAGTAATGGTTGAACGCTCTAGTTTTAATATTGAACTTAGCTCTGAAGAAATTAATATTTTAGCTTTATTAATGAAACAAAGTTGGGTTCAACGGCAAGTTACCTCTATTGAAAATACACGAATGAAATTTAGTGGGTCAGATTTTAAAATGACTTCATAGGCAAATCATTTATCTAAGCTTTTAACTCTTTTGGAAGAATCTCGGAGAGATTCCTTTCATATGTAGAGATTATATAAAAGAAGAAAACTGGTTGATGGAGTATATAAATCCAATTGGTCGGTTTTAAGAGAAAAAAGTGTTATAGACTAAATATGATTTTAATTTTTCAATTGAGGTAATAGATAAGAATATTAAACGATTAACTAATTAGCTTTGGAAATTAATTCCAATGCGAGAGAATTAGGAAAATTGGGAAAAACAATTAGATACAGTTAAATTAGAAGTTGCGGGGTTAAATGAAATCTTTCTTTCATACCCGCAATTTTTATAGTTATTAAGCAAGTTAGAAGGAATGCAATAGTCTGAAGATTTAGATTTTGATCTTTATAGAAAAACAGTATTTGAATCAATAAATCTTTTATAGGAGATAAATCGTGCCTAGAGGATATGATTTAAGTGAAAAATTTGGATATAGACTAATGCAAGCTCGGTTGGGAATATATGATAAATATAGTTCTTCTGCCGATTTAGATCCTTCTATTAATGGTATTAAGAATTAGCAAACAAGATTAAATTATCAAGGTGGTAGTTTATAGCAAGATAGAATGATTGCCGATAAACGACGTAGCTTAGAGCGAGCTTTATGGCATTCATATCAAGGAGCGAATGTTAGAAAAATAACATCAACTTCAGAAGAAACTGTTCGTGCTTTAATTAATCCTAATAAATTAAAGCAAGACTATGATGATAAAATTATTTCTATTAAGTATGAACATAATTTTAAATCGGGTGATGTTTTTGAATGGGTTGGAACGAATACTTTTTGGTTAATTTATTTACAAGATTTAACTGAATTAGCATATTTTAGAGGAGATATTAGAAGATGTTCTCATGAAATCTCATGGGAAGATGAAGATGGTATTCATAAAACTTATGCGGCAATTCGTGGTCCAGTAGAAACAAAAATAAATTACATTCAAAAACATGAAATTAGTATTGATACACCAAATTACTCTTTAAGTATTTTAATTCCGAAAACCGATTCGGCAGAAAAATATTTTAAGAGATATACAAAGTTTTATTTAACTGGCAATACAGATATTTGTTGGAGAGTAGAAGCGGTTGATGCTTTAAGCACTCCTGGAATAATAGAAGTAGAAGCCACAGAATATTATATAAATGAAACTTTAGATGATGTTGAAAATGGAGTAGTTGGTGGATTAATTGTAGAGCCTGTTAGTCCTAATACAAAATCGGCAGAAGAAATTATTGTTGGTGAGACTTTTATTAAACCTAAAGCATAGTATGAATATACTTATAAGGGTAATTTAGAAGGAAAATGGACTACAGACAAAGACTATCCAATAGAATTAATTCAAGATGGAAAATCTGTGAAATTAAGATGGTTGAAAACATATAGTGGTTAGTTTGATTTAATTTATGGAGGAAGCTACAAAAAGACTATTGTAGTAGAATCTTTGTTTTAAGAGTAGAAGGAGCACACAATGAAGATTAATAAAAATCCTATGCCGGAATCGAGTTTTTTATCTATTGAGAAAGATATGCACTTAATTACTAATATGATGTTAAGAAATCCTAGATTAAGTAAATTATTGTATTATAATTCTCCAGATTGTTTAGATAGACCTGCGGTTCCAGAAGATAAGGTTTATGAATTATTTGGGAAAAATATTAAAATTGTTCCTAAATTATATGTTGATAATTCAGTTTTAAATTATATTATTATTAATTTTGATAATTTTACACCAAATATGACAAACCCTGAATTTAGAGATAATATTATTGAATTTGATATTATTTGTCATTTTGATTAGTGGAAATTAAAAGATTTTTAGTTGCGTCCTTATAAAATCGCGGCAGAAATTGATTCTATGTTTGATGAAAAACATTTAACTGGAATTGGTAAATTAAAATTTTTAGGAGCCAATCAAATGATTTTGACTGATGAATTTGCGGGCGTATGTTTAATGTACGAAGCAATTCATGGCGGCGAAGACAAAATTGATATGCTGAATCCAGAAGACCAAAAGCAATTTGAAAAAGATTTTGCCGAATTAATGGGTAATTAATTTGGAAGATTTGCGGTTAGCCTTAATGTGCGGAGTGGATATACCAATTCCGCAATTATAGGGTATTATACATTAGCCAAAAATTAAAGAAATTGCTTTGATGGGAGAATCAGAATTTTTTGTTGCGGTTTAGTGTTTAAATATAAATAAAAATTTGATAGATTAGGACAAAACTCCTTTATAGATTACAAATAATTTTTAGATATTTATGACAATAATGTAGTAGGAAGAAACGAAGGATAAGAAGAGATTAACTTCTACTTTATTAGAACTTTTATTTCCTAATTACAAAGTTATGTTCTTACCTCGCTCTTTAGTTTTATCAAAAAAAGATTTTCCTAATATAACTATTGATGAAAATAATTTTAATTTTTTACAAGAGATTATATAGTAGATTTTTTGTTTGTCGAGTTAGAGAAATTAGTAGGCGGGATTTAATCCAGCTAATGCTAAGGCTAAAGAGATTGCCGATAAATTGATGCGAGGAAGAAGAAGAGTAGCCGAATTAAATGGTTCGGCAGATGCTAGTATATTTAGTTAGTATCTCTCTATTTTATCTATTGGATTACAAATGCCGTTATAGGATTTGATGAATTTAACCATGTTTTAGTTATATGATTTGGTAGAAAGATATTAGCTTTATATTAGTTGGGATATAGATATACGTTCTAGATTAGCTGGCGCATAGCCAGATGATCGTCCCGATAATTGGATGAAAAACATTCATTAAAATATTTAAGGAGGAAAAAACCTATGAAATTTGGTGTACGCGAAATTTGCGATGTAGTATTAAAAGCAAAAGCGCCACAGAAAATTGGTAATAAAATTTTCTATACCAATGAACCTGTGCTTTATTTCGATACTTTAAAAACTTCTACTATGGAAGGCGCTGCTACAACCGTATATGCTCAAGGTGGTCGTGGTAATGCTCGTTTAGTAGCGTGGGAAGGTGAAAGAACAGTAACCTTTACTATGGAAGATGCTTTAATCTCTCCAGAAGGTTTCATGATTCTTTCAGGTGCGGGCTTAATTGAAGGTTCCGTTAATAAACCTATTTATCAACATATTACAGAAACTGTTGATGGTTCTAAAATTACAAAAGGTACTGGCTCTATCCAGATTCGTCTTAGCCAGAAACCTTATTTACCAGTTGCTTCTGACACAACAATCGGTGTAGAAGGTAACTATGCTTATGTAATGTTAGTTAAAAATGGTGAAATTATTTCTGAACCATATATTCCTGAACATGGTGAATTAG